GGAACCAGTTGCGCCCCTTGGGCGTGCCGATGAACAGCCCGCGCCCCTTCTTGTCACTCAAGCTGGCCCGGATGACCTGTTCCCACGCCTCCGGCTTGATGTCCGCCACCTCGTCCAGCACGGCGTAGGTCAAACTGACCCCCCGCAGCGTGTCCGGCCGGTCGGCGCCCCTGACATAAATCGTCGCGCCATTGATCAAAGTGATATCTTGATTGTTTATATGACTGCCGGCGATCACATCCCGCCCCAGGTCCAGCAACACGTTCCAGATAATCTGCCGCGCCTGCCCATTGGTGGGTGCGACGTACAGCACGGCTGATCCTGGTGGGCAGCGCAGCCCCTCAATCAGCAAGGTAGTCGCCGCCAGTCTCGATTTGCCGCACCGGCGCCCGGCGGCCACCACTTTAAACCGCGTCGGGTCGGAGAAGACCGTCTGCTGCCACGGTAGGAGTTGAAAGTTAAGGTCAGCCATTAGTCGGGCGCTCCGAACGGGTCTTTGTACATGAACGCGGGCGCCAGCGGCGCTGCCGGCGCCTGTTGTGCGCGCAGCATCTGCATGTCACGGTCCATGACTTGGTGCAGCCAACTATCCCGCGCGTTTAGCGCGTCGCTGGTCGGGTAGATCGGCCACTTACCCGCGTTGATGTCTTTCTTCCAAGTTTTCCACAGCTCGCCCTCGTCCTCAATGACGCGCCCGCCGACGTACCCCGGCACCGACACGAACTGGCCCTTGTACTTTCCCGACGGAATCTCAATGCCGGTGGCGTAGATGGTAATCGGGTTCCCCTCGGCGTCGCGGCCAGGGTTGGTCATGTTCGCGCGGTGGTACATGACCTTATTCAGCTCGGCGGGCGTTAGCCCCAAGCTGTCCAGATAACTATCCATTGATGTCTCCTTGGGGCTGAAGCGTGTCCATCTCCAGCGTCAGCGGCTCGGTGGCGCTGGGTGCGCCGATCTGGAGCGGCGTGCCGTCCAGTCCTGTGATATTGATCGTGACTGCGCTGCGCTGGCCGTTGCTCTTTTCGAACATACTGACCGGCAAGGTGCGGTCGACGCACATCTTCAACGCCGCCATCTGGCCTGGGTGGCCATCTTCCAGTGCAATGTCGATGATCTTCTGGACAACCGCCTTGCCGCGCCCCTCGATCATCATCCGGCGCAGCTCCTTGATCTTCTGACTCTCAGTCATCGGCAGCTTGCGCGGTGCTTTGTATTCCGTCGCCATCGCTTTTTCTCCAGTTGGAAAGCTGCGGGCATTGTAGCCCGTTTGCTTTTTTTTGTGGGTTGGAAGCACCCGCAAATTTTTAGCCAGCAGCAGACCCCCTCCCCCCCCTTATGTTAGTGAGTACTTACTAGCGTCAAAGCCTAGATGCCGCCTGGTATCGATCCAAGTTAGTGAGCGCTTACTTATGTGGAATACCGCAGAAATACCGCACGGCGCCAGACTATCGGCCGATAGCGTCCGGCTATTAACGAGGGGCCGCGCGCGTTTTACATAACGCAGGTTATGAAGACAAGACGCGCGCGCCATTGGCGCAAGCTATTGGGGATAGTGGCACGCTATTACCTGGCCAGGATTAATAGCTTTTAGTGATAGGTGAAAGCGGGCGGGACCTTTTAGCAGGTACCTGCGCGGTCGCGCGCCTATATAACCAAAACCCTTATTTCTGCAATTTACGTATATCTGAAAGTAATGATTCCAATTTGTCATCATCTTTAACGCCGGCGTTATACAGCAATTGATAGCAATTTATTACCACGTCGATGCCCTTCGTGATATTTCCGGCGCCGGCGGCCGCTAATACCTGCAATTGTAATTCCGATAATTTTCTATCGAATCTTTTCGGCGTTAATGTGGGCGGTTTCGGCATCTTATAAATTTAGTATGAGGGCAATGAGGGCAATGAGGGCAATCGTTTTTCAATCGCTTGCGCCCGATGAAAAGATTCTTTTACGCGGTCCAACACCAATATTTTATAGAGTTTCCACAAAGTTGAAAATTGATTGCCCTCATTGCCCTCATCGCACGAAAACGTAGAGCTGGCGCGGCATTTGGTGAGGGCAATTTGTCTCAAAACCATTGCCCTCATGATTGCCCTCATTGCCCTCATCGCAAGACAATCAATTACAATCCTTACTAATTTAGTCAACAATGTAAAATAATCCTTGACAAGCTTTTTCCATGTGCTATTTTACGCATGCAACACAATCTTTTACACTCAAAAACAACCAGGAGCGAACAATGACAAAATTCGAAACAAAACAAAGCGCGATTATTGAGACAAATGTCGCCATTGGCAATACCGTATCGGCGGCGCGCATGCTCTCATCATTAATTCGCATCGCGCGTACAGAAAAAAGCCGGCGCGATTTAATTGCCTTGGCCGAGGGCCTACGCTTGGCCGGTCATCCTGAATTCAGAATCTAAATTAAACGGCCCGCGCAAGCGGGCCTCACCTGGAGCGAAAAATGACAAAATTCGAAACAATAACTTATGAAACCGGCCGCGATTATGGCGCGCCGCAAATACTGGAAATTACTTTTCCGGCCGTAACTACCGATGATTTTCAACTAGTGGCCGTGAAATTTGATGACGCGGCGCGCCGTATTTCCGGCGTTGTGGAAATTTTTGATATCGACGTTACGCCGGCAAAAATCGGCCGCGCAGTATTGGCCGAATATGACGCCGGCCGTTATCGGAGCAACTAACAATGAACGATAAACCAACAATTCTCGAAATGATCGGCGGCACCATTGGCGCGCTGATCTTGTGGGCCTTTTTCTATTTCCTGCTGTCGTTTTAACTTACCTCGGAGCAAACAAAAATGAAAACCGTACACTTGACGCTAAAATCGGCCAACGCGAAAACCGGTCCGATACCTGTCTCGACGACGTCGGCGCTATCTTGCCCGTCGGCCTGCCCGCTCAAAAGCGGCGGATGTTACGCCGACGGCGGCCCGCTTGCGTTGCATTGGCGCGCGGTCACGGCCGGCGACCGCGGCATGCAATGGACCGAATTCTGCGACGCGATCGCGCAATTACCGGCCGGCCAATTATGGCGCCATAATCAGGCCGGCGACCTACCAGGCCTTGATAATTCGATTAATCCGGCGGCGCTCACAATGCTAGTGGCGGCCAACGCCGGCCGACGCGGTTTCACTTACACTCACAAGCCGGCGACGGTCGACAACTTGGCACAAATTAAAGCGGCCAACGCGGCCGGCTTTACGATCAATTTGTCGGCCAATGATTTAGCACACGCCGACGCGCTCGCTGATACTGGCGCCGGACCGGTCGTCACAATCCTACCGATTGACGCCGGCGCTAAAAACCGCACGCCGGCCGGTCGCCTGGTCGTCACCTGTCCCGCGCAGCTGCGCGACGACGTTAGTTGCGCCGATTGTCAATTATGCGCGCGGGCCGATCGGCCGACGATCGTCGGATTCTTGGCCCACGGGACCGGCGCCAAAAAAGCGGAAAAAGTATTTTTCATGAAAAAGGCGGCCTAATATGAAAACAATCACGGCCAAATACGACGGATTCTGCGCGGTCACTGGCGCGCGCATATTGCCAGGCGACGTTATTCAGTGGAAACGCGGCCGCACGGTCCTATTACAGCGCCGCGCGGCCAAAATCGATACCGTGACGCTGATCGGCGAGCATGGGCCGCGCGATTATTACCGCAATGCGCGCGGCCGCTGTATCGATGCGCCATGCTGCGGTTGCTGCACAATCTAACCTAATGGAGAGTAAACAATGGCATATACCTTAAAGCGCTCAATCAACGGATTAACGCACGAAGATATCAAGCGAATCTATGAGCAAAACCTAAATATGACGCTCAAAGAATTGTCAAATTTGACCGGCTATGCAATCCCATATCTTAAAAAAATCTTAATGGAAGGTTAATACTATGCAAACACTTATCATCGACGGCACTACCTACAAAGTGAAATTCGACCGCGATCCGATCGAACTGGCCAAGCTTGCGCGCAAACCGTACAAGCAAAAGAAACCAAAAGATATTCGCAAATTTCCGACATGGTCGCCGGCCGTGTCGACGGCCGAATATATCGAGCGGTTCGACAATTTAAACAACCTGGCACGCGTCGACTATCACGGCGCCAGCGTCGAAACGGCCGCGCAGTATGACTCGACAATCCCACTATGCGAGGTTTTCAATGATGAATGAAGCTAGACTTGACGCGGCCGCCGTCGCCGGCGCTCGGCGGCCCTATGCGCGGTACCTGGAGCGCGTCGAGCAATCAATTGCCGATATCAATTTGACGTGCTGGTACGATTTTGAGCCGGCGGACCGGTCGGTCGGTCTACCGGCGACCGCTTGGCTAATACACGCGCGGCCGGCGGGCTCGCCGTGCGATATTGCGGACATTCTCGATTCGCGCGTGATCAAGCGCCTCGAGCGCGAAGCGGCCGAGGCGCTCGATCAGGAAAGCGAGGGCCCGAATGATTTTGATTAAAATTTTTGCCGCGATATTGATTCTTATGCGACGATTCTAGCGCCGGCTCGCTCCCGCCGGCGGCGCGCTTGACGCGCCACTTTGCCCCATGCTCGGCCCGAGGCCAAGCATGGGGTTTTTTATTTGACTAAGCGCACGGCGGCCGGCGCCGGCGTTTGTTCGACCAAACGGCGCAGCTCGGCCTTGGGCCGGTCGATCATATCTGGCGCGCAGAATAGTTGCTTTTTGGTTTGATGTTCGCGCGTGCTAACGCGGCCCATATCAACCCAGCCGGCCTCGTTTAGCGCGTGCAAAAGCGCCATAGGTGGAATTTTGACGCCAGGCGGCGCGTTACCTAGTAGCCGGTCGCAAAGCGAAAAGAACGGCGACGCGACGGCGCCGGCCGCAAATTCGCCGGTTCGATTCGTGATCAGCTCGATCAAATACGCTTCGGCCGTGCTGCGACCGTGGTCGATCATAATCGCTTTCGCTTCTGTCATCGGCGGCGCTGCGCCCGGGTTAAACGCTGAAACGTCACGGCCGTGCAAATACGCGGCGACGGCCGCAAAACCGCCTTTGTGTTTATACCAGGCCCATAAGCGCCGGGCGTCGGCCTCTGGCAATCGGCCGGCGTCGGACCATAAGCAAAACCATCGCCGGTCGTTCGTGGGAATACTGATCGCTGCCCGTTCGTTTGAGAATGCCACCACTAGGACGCGGTTCGGGGCCATATAGGGGTGCAGGCCCTTGCGGTTGATCTGCAAGAACTCCGGCGGCGCTGCGATGATCGGTTTAAGGCTATTCTCGAGCGCGCGCCGGTCGCGAGCTTCGGATTGGCGCAGCTCGGCAATTTCCATTACTTCGCACTCGAGCGCATAGCCCCATTGGGACGTCAATTCTTCGTTGCGCACTAAGCTGCAATTCTGTTTAGAGTCGCCGCCGATCGCCCAGAAGAACGGCGCCATCATTGTGTCCTTGCCGCTGCCCGGCAGGCCACCGATTAAGACGGCGTGATTGATTTTGACGCTCGGGTTTTGAATTTTGTAGGCCAGGACGTTTAGCAAATGCTCGCGCTCGTCCTTAATCGGCACCATGCGCTCGACATGCTCAAGCCACGGGCCAGCATCGCCCGGCACCGGTACCGGTCGCGCGTCGCGCCAGCGGTTGCCGAATTGCAGGCCATCGCGGTTCACTATCACACCGTCGCCCGCGGCGTAGGTGATGCCGGTAAACACCGGCGCGCCCTTCGCGTCTCGGTTTTCATCGAAGCAATTAGACGCCTCGATTTTGCTGCCGTTATGAATTGAGTAACAACTGATATGCCGGTACAGCGCATTGAACGCGCTGCGGCGCACTTCCCGTCGGTTGACTAAATCGAAGTACGCCTCGTCCTCGATAACGTATGCGTACCGCTCATACCACCCTGCGCGCTCGGCACGTGCAGCCTGGCGCCGGTCGACCTCTTCCACTACGTCGGACGCGACGTCGGGAAAATCTTCGGTCGGCGTAAGCATAGCCAGCGCCGTGTTCATTGTGTCGACGATCAGCTCACCACGCAGGCCGGGCTCGCGTTTCGGTCCACCGTTAGCTGCGACCCACGCCAGGAAGTCGGTAGACGTCAAATCGATGCAGTGCGAGTGCAGGCAGCAATACGCCCTCGAGGACGGGTTATAGCGGCCTTCCGGGTTGCCGTCGGTATGCTGGCCATTGTTCGGGCAAACGACGCCGGCCCAGCCCTCGCCATTGGGTTTAGATAACACCAGACCATGCTCGCCCAGCCACGCGAAGACGTCGTCGCCACCGTCGTCGGCCAGTTTGATCGGGTTGACGCCCAGCGACTCGACCGGCGCCGGGGTGACGTTTAGCGTCGTGCAGATGTCGTCTAACGTGTACTCGCGCTCCGGGTGAAACTCGATAAGCTTCGCAGCGAAGTTGTCGCGGCCGGGTTTCAGGTTAATCGAGCCCGGCAGGCGGAAGTTGCGCACCGGGTTACCGGCGCCTGGGTCGCTGTAGCCAGCCTTGATGATCGCCTTGATCGCGCCTGCGTAATCGGCCTTCGTGGGCTGTTCTGAGAACGCATAGCCCCATTGGAACGATCCGGCGGACGTCTCGATGATCCACGTCGGCGGCAGCGGCGGCGTATTGGGCGCCTTGACCGGGTCGCCCACATCGTCCAGTACCATCACCAAGACGTATTCGCAATTCGCAGCGCTGGCGCTGGGTTTGCCGTCGGTAAAGCGGTCGACGATAAACGACGCCGTGTTGCCGTACCACGACTCACCCTCGCGGCGCTTGTGATCAGGGTAGAACGCAGGCCAGACGGCCTTAACGGCCCCGTCGGCGTGCAGTTCGATCTTCCCGTCTTTGAGTTTCGGTTTTTGCCGAACGATTAATAGGGTTTCGCCTTCCGGCGCAAGTTTTGTGAGATACTCTAAGAACTCCAAGTGCTTCTCCCGTAGTAGTTAAAGCCGCCCTGCCAGGCGGCTTTTTATTTGCCGTAACGACTCATCACATCGACTTCCGCATTCAGCGGCAGCCCTGCCGCCCAGTTAGGCGGCGTACACATCACACGCTTTAAGGTATTGGGTGCATCAGGGTCCGCCGTCTCCAGGACGATCTCGTCATGCACATGCAGCACAACGTCGGGAAGCTGGCGTAAAGAATGCCGTAGCAAGTCATGCGCGATTGCCTGAGTAATGTTCTCACAGGCTAACCCCTTCCACAAGCGCGCTCTAGGCCATTCTTTGGCGTCGACCGCCGGTTTCCACGCGGCCTTGATGTAGGTGATCTCGTCACCCTCGAACTTAGCAAATGGGTAACAGAGAATCCGACCCGAGGGCAGCGCGTACCAAAGATGCTGACCGTCGTATAGGTACGTGACCCGACCGGCGGAGA